TAAACGTCATCTATTGAAGGGTAGCCTGTGCTGAACCCCTTCCCAGAACCCTTCGCCCAGAGATCGTTTAAACGATCAAAGTATGCGCTAGGGTCGGTGAGTCCGCTGATCGGGTACGGCTGGGCATCATCAATGATCTTCTGTATTAGCTTTGACGGGTGATCATCCTGCGTTGGGTCGTCATCCATCAGGACTTCGTTTAAATCTTTCTTGTGGAACTTGGCGAGCCTGCATTTATCTTTACCTATACGCCTTGCCAACTCTTCAGCTAACGCTTGCCCTGCGGTGTCTTGGTCTGTGGCTAATACGATGTAGGGTGCTTTCTCCAATACTTCCCTTGCGTTCCATACAAAGGCAAACTTCTTATCCTCTGACGGGAGAACCTTGCCGTCCGCAACCTTGACGGGTGCGCCCGACGGAACTGAAACCACGTTGTTTAAACCAGCCTCGACTGCTGATAGGACGTCCATCTCTCCTTCCACAATGATGATGGGTGCGCCAGCTTGAACTTGGTCTATGCCAAAGAAGTCATGCGCCCCGCCCATGTCTTGGGTGAAGTCCTTTGCATCGATTGATCTGTACTTGGTGGCAATCAATGCACCGTCTCTGAAGTAGGGGAAGCCAACCGCAGGGGTGACCTTGCCTATCTTGTTGAAGTATTTATCTGCGGCAAACAGTTTGAACTTGTCTGCGGTTTGTTGAGAGATCCCTCGTGACATGAGCCAGTTGTAGTGGGATTGCGTGAGTGGTTGGTTGATGACCGTTTTAGATGGGACGGCAGACAATTTGAATTCCTTTTTTTCGGGTTGCACGGAGCCATTGGCAAAGCAATGGTGGCAGTGATAGACAACCGCACCGTCATTCTTGCGAGTAAGGGTCATGTCTTTACTGTTTGACTTCCTGCGTTCGGGTGAGCAGAAAGGGCAAGATACGCGAACGGTCTCGTTGAAATATGTTGACTCAACAAGCTGCTCAATCACTTCATGCTGCCGTCAGATTTGCGTTTAAAGCTTCGGTTCTTGCTTGGCGCTTGCAGCTTGATGCCAGTAGCGTTAGAGCCTCCCTTGCTCAAAGCTTTGACGTGGGCTACGTCTTTGCCTGCGCGGTTTACACCTTTTGCGTCAAGCCTGCGTCTCGCTCGTTGACGCTCCATGCGGTTCTCGTGTTCACCACGTTCAACCTGCGTTTTGTATTCTTGTTTAAAGTTACGTGGCATTGCGATGTCTCCTTGCAAGAATCATTGTGTCAGCCCATGAATATGCTTTTACGCTGTAGTAATACGCCGTTGTTTCATCGTCCTTCCAATCATTTTTGGTTTCCTCGTCTCCAGACAGCATCCCTGCCAAAGCAAACGCGGCGAACAGGTCGCGCATCGTCATGTTGTTTAAATCAGTTTCCATTTTGTTCCTTGAATTTTCTGAGGTTGTTTTGTTCGATTACATAACCTGCGCCGTGGCCCAAGTCGTTTAAATTCTGTGGTTGGATTGCATCTGCGGATTTGATGTACCCAACAAAGTCAACGTTGTCTCCGTCAACAATGCCAAGCACGTAAATATCCACTTCTTCGACGGGCTTGTCAATGTGAATCAAAAGTCTTCCAGTCTTGTAACGGGTAGCCTTGATGTCGATCTTCTTGCCTTGATGGGTGATCAGGTCAGCGCCACCCTTGCGGGGGTAGATGGACAAATCGGGGTACAGGTTGAACTGTTTCCCAAATGCCATCTCCGCAAGGATGCCGTCCCGATCTATCTCTATTGGGTCTTGCTTTCCCATCTGCTTATCTGTTACTCCATTAACCCGCGCAGTGGTGTTTCTCATCACCGCTAAGGTTAACGCTATTGCAGATTCTGATGGGGTCATGTTGACAATCACACCAAGTCCAGCTTACCTTGGTCGGGCGAAACTGCCGTTTCAACTGTGTTGCCCTCTTGTAAGTATTTGACCAAATCATCCTGCGATGCAACCCTGACCGTCAACTCCTGCGAGGCTACATGATTCAAAGCCTGCGCTCTTGTGTTGGCACGCACAAGACGTACGCCCCTGTTGCTTGCGATTAAATATATTCTCATCGTCATTCTCCTTTGTTAAAACATTGATGCGGAATGTTCTATCTCCCGCAATCTTTTATCTTCTGTTGCTTTTTTTATAAACCGCTTCACAAAATCCGCCGGACTGCGGGTTCTATACCAAACAGCACTTCCCTTGACCCTCCACTTCCTACTGCGCAGTGCATACACATACTTGCCCTCTATCAAGATCGTGCCGCCGCTTGCGTCCAACTCAAACGGAACACCCGCCTCGACAAAAACCCGCATCACACTCAACCTCTCAATTTCTCTTTCATACGGGTCGTTGAAGTTATTTCTGTCAAAGTTTAAACCTGACGATAAAACCTCGTTCTCTTTTATTAACTGATCAATCTTCCATGTTGTCAGCCCTTTCGTCATCTGCGTCACCTCCTCGTTAATTGCCCCGCTGGGGCTTTTACGTTAAATTCACCCCAAAGACCCCCCTTCCCCAATGCGAACAATGGAGTTGGAGAGGAGGTTCACCCGCCGATAAACGGCATCTGCATGTTAAGTTTCCTTAAGCCCCTGTGCTTGCAGATTCGACCAGCACCACGGATTGTTGAGGGTAGTTGCCCCGCGCCTTTACGCTTACCGTGTAACCCTTTTCTTCCACGCAGTCAGGCTGAACTCTTGCTATCGTATGGAGTACGGCTGAAGTAGGAGGGGCAATAAAAAAGCCACTTACAACTGCCCCGTCGTAGTTCCCCATAACGGGGCGAGGCATGTGTAAATGGCTTCAATACTGTTGACTACGACGACAACAGGATGGACTCTATCATATTTTCTATATGTGTCAAGCGGTGTCATGTATAAATTTGTGGGTTTTTTGTACATGACGTACAATTAACCCCGACAAGCAGTTGTCACTCTCCTTTTTTAGCCCGCCTCGTTGCGGGCTTTTTTTCTGTGTAAACAGGCGGAATCTGCTCAATGATCATTTCCGCCCGGGGCTTGTCCTTATCCAGCCTCCAGAACACATGCCGCTCCTTTACCTGACGGTCGTTTAAATACACCAACCCTTGCAGCAGATCCAAGATCAAAGACTCGTCCAAGTCAGGTCTGCGGCTGGCGTAATAAATCCACATGGTCATCTTTATATCTCCGGACATCAGCTTTGCCAAAGGTGGGCATTGCCGTTTAAACGCTTCAGAGTAGTCCAGAGCCTTCTGCGATTTGATGAGTCTGGACATGTTGCCAAACTTCACAACCCGCCTTGAGTTGGCCTTACTTGCAGGCTCCCCAAAAATAATTAAAGATAGTGCTTGCAATTCATCCATACAAGCACTATTATCATGTCCTGTGTCCATACAAATCCCTTGGAGTGATGATGAAGATAACCAATAAACAGAATTTACCCCCGCCAGTTGTGGCTTTGTTGACTCGCAACTTCTACACAAAAGGCGCATCTCAGTATAGCGTTACTGAGCTTATGTCGCCACCAAAAATTAGACGGTTGCGCGAACAATATGATAATCAGATAGAGATTGATGTTACCTCCATGCTTGCCTCTCAGTTTGGGACATTCATGCATGGAAAGTTGGAAGCCAAGGAAATTGATGGCTACATCAACGAGGAGCGCATCTACGTAGAGATAGATGGCATCACCATCAGTGGGCAGATTGATCTTCAGAAGGATGACCCTGACGGCGTGGAGATTGTGGACTACAAGTTCGTCAAGGCTTGGTCGGTAATGATGAACAAGTCTGATTGGGAGACCCAGCTTAACGTCTACAAATGGTTGGTCGAGAAAGCCAAGCGCAAGCCTGTCAAGCGGCTTCAGATCTGCGCTTTTATTAAGGACTACAGCCAACATGAGACCAAAGAGGGCTACCCCGAAGCGGAGGCGGTAATGATTGATGTTCCGCTATGGGACGCAGTCAAGGCTGAGACATACGTGCGCACTCGTTTGGAGATGCACAGAGAAGCCAAGATGGCACATGATTTTGGTGAGGACTTACAGCCCTGCACCGATGAGGAAAGGTGGGCAAAAGAAACCACCTATGCAACGAAGAGGGAGGGTCGTAAGACTGCGATCCGTGTTTTTAAAACGCTAGAAGAAGCCACAGAGTTGGCAGAAAAGGAAAAAGGATATGTTGAAACAAGACAAGGAGAGTACACCCGATGCGCAGGAAACTACTGCGGAGTTGCACAGTGGTGCAAACAGTACCAAGCGGAAGTTAAGCATACCCAAGAAGGGTAAGTACTTGGTGATCAACTCGCATCGTGGGGTTTACTTGTGTCTGTTGTTATTTAAACAGTCAAAGAAAGAGGGCAAGTCAGACAGACCCCACACATACGTTGTTAAACCTTGGGAGACTGACAGGGGATTCTTTACCAAAACCACAAGGTTTCAAATAGAGAACAGTCAGGCAAAAGAGTTTGATGATTTCAAAGAGGCAGGAATTTTTTACAAAGGATTGTTATGAATACGCAAGAGCTTTTAAAGATTAACGTGAACGACCGCACAGAGAAGAAGAACGGCATGACATATTTGTCATGGGCGTACGCGTGGACTGAGGTTTTAAAGGCTGATCCAGCCGCCACATGGAAGGTAGAGCTGTGGGCTGACGGGACAGGTATAGGTCAGACGGTGTTGATGAATTTTGGCGACTCAGCGATGGTGTGGGTGACTACAACCATCTTTGGCAAAGCCATCACTTGCCAGCTTCCTGTGTTGGACTACCGCAACAAGCCCATCCCTCACCCCAACGCAATGGATATCAATACAGCGATCATGCGGTGCTTGGTTAAGTCGATTGCCATGCAGGGACTCGGTTTATACATCTATGCTGGAGATGATCTCCCCCTTGAGGATGCGTCAGCAACGATGACCGTAACGACAGAAACTGCGGCAGTTGATGTGCAGATTTCAGCGCCTGTAGCCAAAGCCATCCCAGCCATCAAGGATGCTGAGAACAACGCAGAGCTATTTGCCGCTGGCATGGTTGAGCTTCTGAGCCTCAACGACCAAGACGTTAAAGGTTTAAACAGTTATTGGAAGGCCAATCAGGTTCAGCTTGATGGCTTGAAAGTAAGTCACCCTGAGCTATACGCACAGGTTCGTAACGCATTTGCCGAGAAGAAGAAGGCATTGCAAGAAAAGGAGCAAGTAAATGAGTGATAACACATTTAAACCCCGTCCCGACA